ATGGCTATGGCTCTGGCTCTGGCTATGGCGATGGCTCTGGCTATGGCTCTGGCTCTGGCTCTGGCTATGGCTCTGGCTCTGGCGATGGCTCTGGCTCTGGCTCTGGCGATGGCTCTGGCTCTGGCTAACACTTAAATAAACTACACAAAGAAAGTAATATTAAGGGGCCGAATGGCTCCTCTTTTTTATAGAATTATTTTAAAAAGTATTTACATTAATAAAAAAATCTTATAACTTAAATGTATTCAACTCAACATTGCAAAAAATGATATTGCTAATGGAAGACTTAATTAAAATTGAACAACAAAACTTGATGACTGTTTTTTCTGCGGGAAATGGTGTTGACCCAATTCTTCAGAAATTAAAAGAAGAAGTCTCAAAATTTACTCCTGACATGACTACGAAAAAAGGCAGAGAAGAAATCGCATCCATGGCATACATGGTTGCAAAGTCTAAAACATATCTCGATGATCTCGGAAAAGAGCTTACTTCTGAGATGAAAAAGCAATCCGCCTTAGTTGATTCATCAAGAAGAAAGATTAGAGATTTTTGTGATGACCTTGAAAACAAAGTCAGGGAACCTCTTATTGAATGGGAAAACAAGGAAAAGCAAAGATTGGAGAATTTGCAAGCAAAGCTTTCCGAACTGCGATCTTTTGGAAATGTAACAGTGAACGGAATCAAGTTAAATTTAGAGCAAATGAAATTAAGAAAAGAAGAGCTTTTTAAGATTGTTGTCAATTCTTCTTGGGATGAATTTGAGTCTTTTGCTTCTATTGTAAAGACTGAGTCTCTTGAATCAATAACAGGGGAAATTAACGACAGACAAAAGTTTGAAGATGATCAGTTTGTTTCTTTAAATGAAGTTGAAAGAGTGGCAAATGCTTGTCACCACCATAGTTATCAGCAAGTCTACACCCAAGCACAGCAAGACATTAAAGAGGATTGTAATGAGGGGTTTGAAGAATGGAAAAAAAAGATACTTGAAAACCATTGGGCGTACACCGGAAATAGCAGAGGAAGAAAAGAGGCTTGGCAAGCAGGAAAACTCTCATCAATGAAAGAGCTTCAAGACTTAAAGTCAGATTATGAAAGTCTTGATCGAAATAAAAAAGAACTAGAAAGGCTGGCGTCGGAATACCGAAAAGAGATTGAAGATAAGGAAGGTGAAATAGCCCACTTAAAATCTGCCAACGAGAGGCTTGAAGAAGCTAGAGTGTGCCATTTGGAAGACAGTGAAAAGTTTCAAGAAAAATATAAAGCTGAAAGAAATGATGTTCTATATATGGATAAGAAAGTTCTTGAAGAAAAAGAAAAATACCAAGAAGCAGTGAAGGATATTGATCTTCTTTTGCTTGTGGCCTCGCCTGTAACAAGAACAGGCAAAGAAAAGATTATACAAATCCGCACCAAATACGGCCTAAACAAAGAGGAGAAGTGAGATGAATATGAAAAATAATGGTAAATGGAATGATGGCTTTAAGACTCCTCCCTTTCTTTTTGATTCTCTTAACAGGGTTTTAAATTTCACCCTTGATGCGGCCTGCGAATCTCATAACTGTTTAGCTCCTATTGGCTTAAAAAAAGACAAAGGTGAGGATGGGTTAAAATCTTCCCGGGGGCATCGTGTTTTTTGTAACCATCCATTTTCAAACAAGATTGAGTGGATTAAAAAAGCATCGCATGAAGTGGATGATAATGATTGTCCTATTGTGGGTATGATTTTGCCTTCAAACTCTATGAGTTCATCAGTTTGGTTTTCACACATTTATGGGAAATACCTTTTTGAAATATTAGAGAGAAGAGTAGCGTTCTTGGATGAAAATAATAAACCATCCACGGCAAACAACTCTGGAACGGTAATAGTTTACTTTAAAAAGAAACTTCTTTTGTCGTAACCGATGGGAAAAACTTCTCTCACGGTAAAACAATAAGACAAGCCGTATCTGACCCGTGAAGCACAAAAACAAATTAAAGAGATTATGGAGGGGAGATGAGAATAAAAATTAAATCAAAAGAAGAGATAAAGGATGTATCCATGAATAAAGAAAACCTAAAGGCCAATCAAGTTTTCACTCCACCCTGGGTTACAAATGAAATGCTTGATCTATTATACAAGGATCGCCCAACTCTCCTATCAGACTGGGAAACATTTATATTTGAACCTTCTTGTGGCGACGGAGAAATGTTAATAGTAATTATTGAAAGAATTTATAAGGCACTACTTGAAAAATACAACGACCCAGAAAGAGCTTTTTGTGAAACGCTGTTTAAATTTTATGCGATTGAACTAGATGAAGAGCTAGTACCCAAGGCGAGAATGAGAATTTATGAATGGGCACAAAAGACCGCTGGCCGAGAACTTACCAGAATTGAAGAGTGGTTAATTGCTTTTCAACTTCATCAATCCATCGAATGTAGAGATGCTCTAAAGGAAGGGATTGCATCAGTTCATCAAACGCCTGCGATCAGGGCACTAAAGCGGAAAAATATAAAATCTGCACGATAAAAACCATTATCGAGACGAGGATTCTATGACTAGCCCACACTCCGATATGAAAGGATTTAATCATTGCTTGAAATACTTTCAGAATGAATGGGCCTATGGAGATGTTGGTGACTCAGAAGGCTTTGCTTGTAATAAAAGAGACTACTTTAAGAAATGTGATTTCTATATCAACGAGCAAAGACACCAAGAAAAACTTGATGATGAAAAATATAGAGGTCGTTCTAAAAAGTTTCATACCCCAAAGGATTTAAAATGATTAAGCATTACTACAAAGAAGCACATCTCGATAAAGGCTATATCCTAGATTCGCACGGATATAAAAATCTAATCTTTGAGAAAATAAATGATCCACGCCTTACATCAGATATGGATAGTGTTCGATCTGGCTCAACTCAATTATTTCGTCGTGACTATGGTGATCGAGAATTTACCAAGGAAGAAAACGCAGATGTAATTCTAAAGCATACTGAGAAGCAGTACTACGCAGAATTTATCGATGGTGAATGGTATTGGGTTAATGGGTGTTATGAATGCAGCGGAAGCAAAAGAGACTGGATGGGTTACTCCGTTTGCGAAAAACATGATGTTTGTTCAGTTTGTGGAATCTCCAGTAAAGACAACAAGAGTATTTGCTGGGGAAGAAAAGAAGGTTGGGCCTGTAATGATTGTAAAGAAAGAGAAGATGCTGAGGAACTTAAAAAAGCTCTAGATAATATGCCCGAATATGACGAGGATGATTATTGGCATAAAGACGAGCTCACCTGCCCTTTTTGTGGCCTAGAAATGGATAGCTATGATGCCCATAAATATAGTGAATCAGATAGTGAAGAGATTAATTGCCAGAGATGCAAAAACACTTTTGAAGTAGATGGACACATTAGCGTTTGTTACTCAACCAGAAGAATAGAAACACAATAAGCTAAATTATCGTGCCGAAAACAAAATTTAAAAAGAGAATAAAAATGTTAATATCAATTACTGAAATGACAGAGAACTCAGGAAGATGGGCCCACAATATTAAATTCGGAGAGATTATAATAAACATGTCCAAGATTGTAATGATTGTTCCTAAAGGTAATGAGGAAAAAATATTTTTTATATACCTAGAAGGTACCCCTGAAGGGTCAAGAATAGCTATTCAAGAAAAAGACTGTCGACGAATTATGGAACATTTTAAACGGAGTAAAAAATAATGGCCTATACAAATGAAACAATGCCTAAGTATGTCCCGCGAATTGAGATTGATGAAATCAGATTTAGACAGCTTGAAACTGAAGTTAAGTTTTGGGCTAATAAGTATAGCCAAGTAGTCGATAGAATGGAAAATATGGTTGACAGCTGTAAGGAGTATGGATACGTTGAATTAAGATGGGAAAACAAGAAGTTTAAATTTACAATGGATGAAATAAATTAATAACGAAGCATACAATATCTTGGTTACTTTATGAGGATTTATTTAAAAACAGCTGTTGAGGTTAATGAAAAAGATGATTTGAGATGTTCGATTAATTGTCAGTACATTAAAAAGATTAGGGGAAATTATAAATGTGTACTATATGACGAAGATGTAGACACTGGTAATGACGATGATACAGGATATGGATTCAAAAGAAGTAAGGGTTGCCTTGAAGATGTAGTCGGGCAACCACATGTGGGAAATTTTGGAGGGGATTTGTAATGAAAGAAGACAAGGATGGAAACGAAAAAAGAAGAGGTTTGTCATTACAGATTTCAAAGGCAGAGTTCTGTAAAATTAAAACAGAAGCCGGTGAAGAATTGGAAATTCACTTCTATAAATCATCTGAAAATAAATGCGTAATCAGAATTGTTGCCGACAATAAAAAAACAATTATTTACAGAAAATATTACGAGTGAAATTCCAGACATCTTTACCCTGTGTTTCGTGCGAAAAGCCTTCAAATAAGTGCATAACCTCACAAGAAGCTGTATTGGATGTCAAACTGACCTAGTGGCACAATAAGGTTACTTTGTGGTACCAGTGTAGCAAGCAAAGCAATGTGAGACTTTTACCCAAAAGAAGGATGCTACTAATTTGACAACCCATTAATAACTCATCTAACATTAAGGAATAGCTGGTAGCTATATAACCTTAAACTCGGTGAGTATTAATGGAACAAGTACTAGGATCGTGTATCGCCATTTTAGACGGCTTATCTACCAAAGTAGATGGATCAGTAACAATTAAAGTCAACATAGACCCATCGAATCAAGAGCTAATCTCAAACTTAATGAAATTATGGTCAGAGTCAAACAGATCAATGGCCGTTGCCTTCACAAGGGTTGAATCATGAGACCTACTGACTATACAGACGAGATGCCAAAAAAACTAATGGATCATTTTAATGTTCCTTTATATAAAGAGGTCATTGAGGATGTCGCATCAGGGGGAAGAGTTGTTCAGGTAAAGAAACTTAAGTCAAACTCAATGCCTACGTTTGAACGCTTTGCAGTAAATATCGGTGTTACACATAACACTTTGAGAAACTGGGGGCTAGTTCACCCTGAGTTTTTGAGTGCTTACACCGCTTGTAAGGATATTCAAAAGGAGTTCATTGTTGAGCACGGTTTAAATAATAACTATAACGCTGGCTTTGCTAAGTTCGTGGCAATTAATGTGACCGACTTTAAAGACAAAGTTGAGTATGACCTATCTGACGACCTTAAGAAGATTTCAATCAATATCGACTCAGATGACTCACGTCTTTAAAAAGACATTAATTCAAATAAGGGCAATTATCCTTCTTGCTGGTATAGCTAGATATGTAATGCTGTTCGGTGGATCAAGGTCTGGCAAGACCTTTATAGCAGTTTACGCAATCATTGTGAGGGCCTGTAAAACAAAGTCTAGACACTGTATTCTTAGGCTAAACTTTAATCACATTAAAACATCTATCTGGATGGACACTCTACCAAAAGTGTTAAAGATTGCCTTTCCTGACTTGGTAGTTGGATGGAATAAGACGGATTACTGCATTAACTTCCCTAACGGATCAGAGTTATGGGTCGGGGGGTTAGATGATGACAAAAGAGTAGAGAAGATTTTAGGAAAGGAATACTCAACAATATATTTTAATGAGTGTTCTCAAATTCCATACAAATCAATTCAGGTCGCAATGACTCGCCTTGCTGAAAAGAATGAACTCGTTAAGAAAGCCTATTTTGACCAGAACCCGCCATCTAAAAAGCATTGGAGCTATTGGTTGTTTGAGAAGTATCTCGACCCAGTCGATAACGTGCCGGTTGATTCATGTAGGTATGCGTCAATATTAATGAACCCTAAAGACAATCTAGATAACATTGACCCAGAGTATATAACAGAGATTTTAAACAACTTGCCCGAGGCGCAAAGAAAGAGATTTAGGGACGGGCAGTTCTCAGAAGATGATGACGGTCAAGTGTATTACTCATTCAGTAGAGAGAAGCACGTCCAAAAGATAGATAGAAGTATCATTTTTGGACAGGTTAGGATTGGTATGGATTTCAACGTCCAACCAATGACTGCAGTTGTCGCCACTGTAATCAATAACATTTTCTATATTTATGCAGAAGTTTTCTTGGAAAACTCTGACACATTCAAAATGTCTGGGCAGTTACTAAGCGCAGGGCACGCAGGAGCATCTATCTACCCTGACTCAACGGGCGCAAATAGAAAGACTTCTGGTATATCCGATCACGAGATATTGAGGCAAGCAGGCTTTACTGTTGAGACAACTAGAAACCCTTTAGTTATTGACCGTGTGAATAATATTAATAGATTATTAAGAGACGATAGGATTATTATTGACGAGTCATGCAGAAGGCTTGTTAACGATCTTGAGAAAGTAAGTTGGAAAGATGGTGCTCTTGATCAGAGAACGGATAAGATGCTTACGCATATATCTGATGCTTTAGGCTATCTCTGTTGGACGATTGACCCTCTCAAGAAAGAAAGACAAAAGACAACTTCTATTCAGCTTTAAGGAGCGTATGAAATTATTTATCATTAGACTTATGTGGTTCTTGTTACCTAGAAAGATTTTCAGGAAATACATTTCTGACAAGAAGACAATGGTGCCGAACCCTTTAGGGGCGCAGAGTTTCATGTATAGAAATTGTGGTTGTGGATCAAGGAAGAAGGTTAAATGGTGCTGTGGTAGGCCTAAATATATTTCAGTTTATAACTATAAAAAACTAATTATTTCCATGGAATTATGGCTAGGAGAAAAAAATGCTTAGAGAGAAAAGATCGGCCATCATCAAGTATGCGAGAGATAATTCTATTTATCTTGAGAATAACTTTATTGTTTACGATATGTTTAGAGGTAATCTTTTGCCTTACGTTAAGGAGGTTTTAAAGAAGTCTTTATCTCCACAGTATTTCGAAAAGATTGAACACAGGTTAGTAGTAATCAACATTCTTGAAAGGTATATCAAGAAAGTTTCTGTTGCATACGAGAACCCTCCTTCTAGGATAGCTGACACTCCTGAAAACCAGAAGATCCTTGATTATTATATCGATGCTTTCGCAATGAACAAAAAGGGAAGAGTGGCCGATCAGTATTCTCACTTATTTAAAGGTTACGCTTTCGAACCTTTCTTCGACGATAAGCCAAAACTAAGAGTTCTGCCTTACGATAGATTCCTTCCCTACTCGGACAATCAAGTAGATCCAACTTCAGAAACCGTGTTTATTAAAACTATGGGTAAGAAGTATATCAATGGGAAAGACCTTAATGTCTATTACGCATTCACAAAGGATGAGATTGACGCATTTACTGAAGACGGAGAAACTTATTATCCTGCGTTAGAAGGTAATGACGGGATTAATCCATATAATGAAATTCATTTTACTTACGGCAATAGAGCCGAGAATGAGTTGTTACCCGTTCAGGACACTGACATTATTGCTATGAGTAAACTCATTAGCGTTTTATTGTCTGACTTATCTGGAGCAAATCTATTTCAGTGCTTCTCTGTGTTGTACGGGATTGATGTAGATTTTGAAAACGCTGTATGGTCTCCTAATGCATTGTGGTCAATCAAGTCTGACGATAATAAGAAGCCTGAAGTAGGTGTTATTAAGCCCACGGTGGACACTACAGAGGTTATGAATTTTGTGGTTTCTGTATTTGTAATGTGGCTTGAAACTAAAGGCGTGAGAGTTGGGTCCATTGGAAGCATTGATGCCGGCAATATGGCATCTGGAATATCTAAAATCATCGACGAGATGGATGTTTATAAGGTTGTTAAAGACTCAATCTCTTTCTTTGAGAGTGACGAAAAAGAGTTCTGGCAAAAAATGATCAATGTCCATAATAATTGGATTGATAACGGATACATTAAAGGTCTAGGAAAGCTGCCTGACACGTTTATGGTGGATATAAAGTTCCCAGAGCCTCAACCGCAAAGACAGAAAGCTGACCTTATTGCGGAGAAAAAACTCGAAGTTGACTCTGGATTTAAATCTAAAAGAAAAGCAATCAAAGAACTTAACCCTGATATGACTGATGCGGATCTAGAGCTAGAGTTAGCAGAGATCGAAAATGAATCATTAGTAGAGGTTTCTTTTAATGGCCAAGTTTAATCCATTTTTTGACGTAGAGATACCCAAGGGTTACTCGCCACAAGAGAGGCAGGCGATTGCTGCCGAGGTAATAGATTACGTAATATCACGAACAGAGAGTGGGCTAGATGCCAATAATAAGTCTTTTGCGAAGTACTCAAAGTATTATGTTGAATCCAAAGGGCAGGACAATGTTGATCTAACTTTCAGTGGAGATATGTTAGCAGAGATTCAACTACTTCAGCAAAAATCTGGCTTTATACGAATAGGGTACGATAAAGGGTACGAAGGCATAGGGAAAGTTGAAGGGAATGTCCTTGGAACCTATGGTCAAGACAGTCCAGTTAAGGGGAAGGCGAGAAACTTTCTTGGTATTACAAAAAAAGACCTAGACAGTATCCTTGCAAACTATCCATTAAGAGATAAAGAAGTTAGATCAGAAAGAGTCTCACTTGTTAAAGAGGCTGGAGTTGTGGCCCAAGATATACTTGATAATACAGGCTTTGAGGCAGAGTAATGACAAATACAGTAGCTCAGCAATTAGAGTCGATCAAAAAGAAATACAATAAGAACATTTCATCGTATCTCAAATCAAAGCAGTTTGAGATTGTTGCAGAAAAGGCTTTGACTGATTTCTTAAATAGAGTCAAGAGGGGTTTTATGCCAGACCTTTCAAAGATTCCAGAGTTAAGCCAACCATATAAGGATTTAAGAAAACAACACAAATCAAATCTAGGAAGACTAGCTAAGGTAAATTTGTCCAACGCTACAGCTACGGGTCAAATGCTTGACGCAATGATTAGCAAAGTAACTACAAGTGGATTCTCTTTAATTATCCAAGAAAAAGCTAGAGCCAAAGAACTAGATGGTTCATCACCCAGAATTAGTAATTCCGAATTGGCTTCATATTACGCCATAAGGCGTGATATTTTTGAGTTTTCTGATCCTGAATTAAAGAGAATAATAAGAAATATTAGATCGGATTTAATTAAAGTTATTACTGAGTCAAAATAATTTGACAATAGGCAATGATGCCGAGGAGAATTAAATGAGTGATCAAACATCTAGTGTCGGTGACACTAAGGCCATCGTCGGTGACGAATCGGACAAAACCAAAACAGAAGACAAGGGATTTTTAGCTCTCAAAGAAGAGAAGAAAGCTTTGGCGATTAAATTCCAAGAAGCTCAATCTGAACTTGAAAGGCTTAAAAACGAAGCGAAGACAAAAGAAGAAGAAGTTCTTAAACAGCAAGGCGAATACAAAAAGCTTTATGAAGACGAGCAGAAATCAAAACTTGAACTCGCTGAGAAGTTAAAGCTTAAAGAGAAAAAAGAACTTGCCCTAAGAAAGGTTGATGTTGTCATGAAAGAACTTGGTGTTCCATTGGCCAAGCCTGAGTATTGGGACTTTGTTGATTTAGACAGAATTCCAGTTGATGAGGCAACTAAAGAGATTGATATTAATATCGCTAAGCAAGTTGCTAACGATTTTATTGTTAAATTCCCTGAGTTGTTAGTTAAAAAAGCAGGAAAAGTGGACAACTCGGCAGCCGCAACAACATCAACTCTGTCTTATGAAGAGTGGGTAAAGCTTCCGATTGCAGAAAAGAGAACACGTTTTAAAGATGTTAAAAAATAACAAGGAGATCTAAATGAGCGCTACTTTAGTAACAGAACTTGCTGATCAAGTTCAAAAATTCTGGGCACCAATGATGGTGGATGAGCTTAAGGAGACAGCAATTCTCCCTACTCTCGTTTCAAAAGATTACGACGGGGAAATTAAACAAGCTGGTGACACTGTTTATATCTCAATGGTTGAGACAGCTAATGGATCAATCAAAAAAATTGGTGTTGATCACCAAAACTACAGCTCTGAGAAACTAAAAACTCAAAGAGTTCAAGTTAAGGCAGATACGATTATCGAAGCTACTTACGAGTTAGATAGCCTTATTGATCTTCAAACTCAACTTGGATCACCTGAAGGTAAATCTAAGATTCGCCAAGGGCTCATGAAATCACTTGAGCTTAATCTTAATAAGCACCTTTACTCTATTGTTGCACCTTCTGCTTTAGGGCCTGACCATGTTGTAGCAAGTGTTACTAATTTTAATGCCGCTGTAATTCTTTCAAACAGACTTCTTGCTTCAAAAGCTAAATGGTCCTCTGAGAATGGTTGGTGGGCACTACTTGATCCTTCGTATTACAACGATTTTTTAAGTGCTACTACTTTAGTAAGCTCTGATTACGTTGGGGCGGACCTTCCTACTATTGGCGGAAAGAAACCGTTTAATCGCTTCGGATTCAACATTATGGAAGACAACTCGGATGCAATGAGCCAGATTTCTCCTACAGGAGCATCTTCTGACCTTGCTCTAATGTTTCAACCAGACTTTATGTATCTAGTAATGCAACAAATTCCTACAATTAAATTAAGTGATCTACACGCTAACAAGCAACGTGGTTACTTACTTACTGCCGAGTTTATTTGTGGTGCAGGACTTGGTATTCAAGGCTCTGTTAAACACATTACGAACTTTAACACATAATGGATTTAGGGTTTAATTTTAATAAGTTTAAGAATGCGATTACCCTAGAGGCGAAAACCTCTAGGGAGTTGCTAACTCTTATTAAAAGTATAAATTGCCATGTTGAAGTTATTCAGATTTATCATGACGGGGTTAACCATATAGCCGTTGTGATTACAGAAAAAAAGATTATTAGAAAAATTAAATAGGAGTATTTATGCCAGTTTTAAAAAACGCTAAAGTTGTTGGAGCACCATTTTCAAACAAAAACGACATCGTTAGAGTGATCTATGATTTCTCGGTAGACGGTGGACAAATTGAAGACAACACGGTTTTTACGGCCGACGGTGTTGTTCTTGTTAAGTGTATAGGAGCTTATGTCCATGTTGCACCAGTTGGAACCGGGGCCACTATTGATCTAGGTAAGGGAGCTTCTGGAGTTCAATTTATTTCAACTGAAGCCATTACTTCGTTTACGCTAAATGCATTCTACGCTTCCGAATCAGCAAATTTTATTACACTTGCTGACGGGGAAGTTATCAATATGGGTGTCGCTACAGCTGCGCTCACTGCTGGTAAGCTAGAATTTATCTTTGAAATTTGCCAAGCTTAATTAATTGCCTCCTTTAAAAGGGAGGCATATCTAGGATTCGAGATGGGTATTGTAAATAACATTAACTCAAGGGAGTTTGATAAATTCCTAGAATCTAAAAACGGAAGCACTCTAGTAGGTATTGATGCGATAGATGGAGTAAACGTAAACAATATTCAATCAAGACTTTACGGTTACAAAGTCACCACTTCTCTGACTCCTGCAATACTAGGGTCAGCTATTTACGGTTTCATCCCTGCAAACTTTAGAAGCGTGTCTTTATTAGGCGTTCAGGTCAGCACAAGAAACACTAGATCTGTATTAAGCACTAAATCAATAGGGACCACAGAGGCTCATTTGTTAACAGTTAGAAACAGAAGAGTGTGCAGAGATCAGCTTAATCAGGTTGAGATTGAGCCAATTATTTTAAACCTATCAAATAATAGGGTAAAAACAGCAGTGTTTTTCGTTAAGACAAATTCAACCCTAATTAATAAAAACTACTCAAGTGTAGGCCAAGGACTTGTGTCAGAGCTGGATACCTCTGCCGCTTCAATAACTAATGGGGACCAGGTTGTGTCGATTACTGTTGCCAAAGGACAAACGGCATCAATAAACTTAAGAGACATTGAGACAAGGGTTCCACCTACTTTAACGATTACAGTTAGTGGATTTATGACAAGTGGCTCAACCTCAACCTCTGCCTTATCAGTATCCCTAACTTACTATGAGGACATATGAGAGTATTCTATAAAGACAGTTTGGAAATTGCCGAGATTACAAACCTCGTTAAAAGAGTTGATTCCGAGTCTTTTCCAATGTCTTACGTTAAAGGTGACTATATTTACCTTTTATCAGACCTCCCATTTAATCACTTTTACCTATCTATTGGTGATGTTGTTAATTATGTTTCGGCCAATATGAAGGTTGAGTACTATACGTTAAATAAATGGATTGAAGTTGTTAACATTAACGACCTAACTAATGGGCTAGAGAAATCTGGCCATGTTGATTTTACTCCCGATAGGCAAGAGTCTTGGTATCTAGGATCTACTAAAGACGTTAACGATTCTATTTTAGATTTAGAAACTATTAGAGTTTACGATGTTTACGCTGTCAGAATTTCGTTTGATGCCGATCTTGCGAAAGGTGTTAATCTAAATTACTTGGGGCACAACTTCTCTGATGATATTGATTTATATTCAGAGTTCCCTATCTTTAACGACATGGATTTTCTAACATCATTCAAAGCCGGAAAAACAAGCTGGGAAGAGCAATCTATTAAGGCTGCTGATATTATCATTAAAGACCTTAAGGCTAAAAATGTAATAATGGGTGCAGGACAGATTCTTGATAGGTCATTATTTACTAACGCATCAATCCACAAGACGGCCGAACTTATATTTTCATCTTTTGGGAATGATTACCAGACTCAAAAATCAGAGGCACGCAAAGAGTACACGGCCAGAATGAACATGAAAATATTCAATGTCGATAAAGACAATAACGCTATCCCTAGTGCTGTAGAGAATACATATTCTCAGGGGTGGTTATCTCGATGACTAAAATCACAGACGTTTACAATCAATTAATACTGAAGACAAATGAGCTTTTTTCAACAAAGGAAAGGCTTCATAATCCATATAACCTACTTGAGAATCCTGACTTGGTTAGAAAGAATGGTTGGGGGGTAGGGGTCCTTGAAGCGAATCAGGAGACTCAAGACTTTTGCGACATGACTCTTTCGAGATCCTTTCAATTAGTGCTTACTCGACAATTTATTTCATTGGTAGGAAAGGAAAGCGGATTTGATGCCGTCACAGTAGAGTTACTTGAAGCCCAGCAAGCATTTTGCTCAATGGTGTTTTCTTATAACGAGCTACAGGTAGAAGACAAAGTAGACAGAATTGACTTGGTGAACATATCAGGAATTGAATTAGAAACAGGTGCGGAAAAAAAGTTCCTAAACTGTTCAGTTAACTTTAACATAGTAATTAGTGAAAGATTATAAGGAGTATTTATGGCCGTAGGATTAGTAAGAGCGAGTGTGTTTGCAGTAACAAAAGAGGATACGGCAGGGGTTTATAAAGGGCCTATTGCGTCTGATTATGTCCCCCTTAGGCCTGACAACTCTTTAAGTTTTGAGCCTGAAAAATTAGACTCAGATGAATTTGTAAATGATATTGGTGCAACAAAATCAGCTAACGGAAAAGAAAACGTAAGTGGTTCACATAGCGCATACTTGAAACACTCAGGAGTAGATGGCCAAGAGCCAGAGTTAGGGGTTTTTTACGAGTCTTTAATGGGTGCCAAGAATGTGCCTATATCAGAGCAAGTGACAATTTCTGGATGTACTACAACTGTCCTTAAGGTTGGCTCAGGTGTTGGCGCAAGTTTTGTTCAGGGACAAGCCGTTATTGTAAAAAAAGCAAACGGATATGAAATTAGAAACATTGACTCAATCGTAGGAGATTATCTTAATCTTAACTTTGCTCTTACATCAGCTCCGACCGCAGGAGTGGGACTCGGTAAGGCAATTACTTATCTCCCTGTGGCAGAGGGTGCGCCTACTTTTTCGACAACTAAAAATATTTCAAACGGATTCGCTAAAGAGATTAGCGCAGGAAATACAACTTCGGAGGCATCATTCACAATGGATGCCAATGGATATGGGGAAGTTTCGTTTTCTTTCAATGGTACTAATTATGCATTTAATCCAATCCTAATCGGTGCAACAAATAAGTATATCGACATAAAGGATAATGGGGGCGTAATTGCTGTCGAGATCGGTGAAGCTCTTTATAGAACTCCTGTTGCCTTAGCGCAAGCAATTGAAGCCGCACTTAATGCATCATCAGTAGAAACATATACTTGTTCATTCTCAAGCGTTACGGGAAAGTTTACTATTGCTTCAAGCACAAGCGTTCTTCTTGAATTATTGTGGAACACTGGAACAAATGCCGCTAACTCGATTGGAATAACTTTAGGTTTCTTGGTCGCATCAAACGATACGGGGGCAGTTACCTATACTTCTGATAACGCACAGTCTTACGCTGCCTCGGTAACTCCTGCTTACGATGATGATAATAAAATCGTTATCAAGGGCGCAGAACTTTTTATTGGTAGCTCTGTTGATAATGTTTGTATTTGTGCCCAATCAGTATCTATTACAATTTCAAAAGAATTAACTGACGTGGACTGTATTTGTGAGGAAACAGGTGTGAGTGAAAAGATCCCAACATCAAGAACGGCTGAGATGCAAGTAACTGCATTGATGAAAAAACATGATGTGGAACTTTTAAACGCTCTACTAGCTAACACTGATGTAAGCGCAATTATTAATGCTGGGCCTAAGTTAGGTGGTAACTATATCGCTGGAAAATCTTTCAATGCTTATATGCAGAAGGCAACAGTTTCTAGTTACACAACTGAAGGCGATTCGTTCGCTCAAGTTTCAATTACATTATCTGGATTCGTTACAACTTCGAAAAAAGATATTTACCTAAATTTCGTTTAAGGTTTAATTATGATTTGGCTAGATAAAAAAACTTCAAAAGGTGTCCTGAAATATAGGATGCCTAATATTTTAGAAGCGTATGATATTTTAGATGATTCTGGATTCTCTTCTGGTGTCACTTCTCCATTAAAACTAAAGAGAAACATTGTTAAAATTCTTTCTCCATTAGTTGATATTGAAAGCATTGAGGGGGCGAATAACTATGAAGACCTTCTTTCTATGCTTGATGAAATGTCTATTCCTTTAAGCGAGATAGCTGACGAGGTAATGACTAAAGCTTTTGGAGCCTTTAGAAAAAAGGCTTGATCGTTGATGCGTTAAATGTAATCAAGGAGGGTGCGTCAGCGGAAGATCTAAAGAATTGGATCATTGAAGATGAGCAGTGGAAGATCCCTCTTATTTTTGAAACCGCAAGAGACATAAAAGATTATCTTGCTTTTAAGAACGCAATCGATATCGGATTGACAATTGGATTTAAAGAGATCTCATTTGAGAAGGCCATGATTTACCCGTGGATTAAAGAGGTTTTAGATGGCAGAAAAAATTGACTTTGATTTAATCGTCAACAAAAACGGATTAGATAAGGCCCTCGATTCAGGGATTAAGAAAAGCGATGAACTTAAAGGGATTTTAAAAACAGCGATCGGAGTCTTTGGTGGTAATTTAATCACCAAGGGATTTGATACTTTGACTGGTGCGGTTACTGACCTTATTGATGTTGCCAAGGACTCAATAAGAGCGGCTGCCGAGCAAGAGGTAGCAGTTAATAATTTAAACTCTGCACTATCTCGTGCAGGGGTTCTCACAAAAGAAACATCTAAAGATTTACAGGATTACGCATCACAACTTCAAAACACATCTATTTTCGGAGACGATGCGGCTCTAAATACATTGGCCCTTCTTACATCACTAACAAAACTCGATAAAGATGGGTTAAAACAGGCCACACAGGCAACTCTCGATCTTGCTTCGGCCCTAAATATTGATCTTAATACTGCGTCTTTACTTGTTAGCAAAGCAGCTAATGGTAACGTGTCAGCATTCTCTAGATATGGAATTCAGATCGAGCAATCCGCAAGTGCCTCACAAACATTTGCAAACACATTAACTGCTCTCAGTAACCAATTTGGAGGCGCTGCTCAAACAAAACTCAACACTTACTCTGGTGCAGTGACCGCATTAAGTAACTCATATGGTGATCTGTTTGAGCCGATTGGTGACGTGATCGTTAAAAACACTGATTATATTGCACTAATAAACACCACAAAAGATTCTATTAATCAATTAACTGGTGAGATTGCAGATAATAATGGCGCATACAGAGACTTGGCCTCTGACGGGTTGTTTGCGGCTATCACCGCTACCCAAATATTCTTAGACGGGCTAGATGGGATCACAGTTGTTACGAAAGTTGTAATTAATAGTTTTGAAATTCTTGGCGCTTCAATAAATCTTACATTGATCGAGCCTTTAAAAATAGCTTACGACGCAACTCTTTCTTTATTAAAACTGATCCCTATATTAGGGGACTCTTTTAAAGACATTGAAAACCCTCTAAATTCTCTATCTGAAACACTTAAAGGAAATTTAGCAGTAGCGATTGATGATTTTAGCAAGTCGGCGGACGAGAACCTGTTTAGATCTTTATCGGATGGTACAGCAGCTTTTGGTGATAAAGTTATCGAAGCCTCCGAGAAGGTTAAGTTAGCAAATCAAGAAATAATTAACTCTACTAATGGCCGTGGGTCAGCAGAAGACGACGCAAACGCTCAAACAATATCAGCAAGAGAGACCTTGGCGGCTGAACTATTGGCACTGCAAGGTAATCTTGTAGCGGAACAGAACTCTATTGATGAGCAAAATAGACAATTACAACTAGAGATTTTGGGCCAAAGAACAGAGGAAGATATTGCCATCTTGACTGAATCTGAACTTGCTAAAAACGAAGCAGTATACCAAGCCCAACTAGAGAAAAATAAGCTTATTCAGGATGCTCAACAAAGAGAACTTGCTGACCAGAAAGCCTATCTTGAAAGAAAAACTAAAGATATTCAAACCATTGGAGCAAGCGAATTAAATGCAACAAAAAGAATTAATGATCAAAAATTATCTGATCAACAATCATTTTTTGCAACAGCATCTTCGCTGGCTTCGTCGCAATCCAAGGAATTGGCCGCTATCGGAAAGGCTGCAGCTATCGTTAACGCAACAATTGCTGGGAAAGAAGCTATTGCAACATCATTCAGATTTGGTTCAAGTATTGGCGGACCACCTTTAGGCTTTACTTTTGCCGGTATTGCGGCTGCGGCTTCGGCTTCACAGATTGCGCAAATCTCAGGGGTTCAATTCGAGCAAGGGGGTGTTGTTGGTGGTACCAATGGGGCGAGTGTTGGACCAGATAATCGTCAAGCCACTATCAGGGACGGGGAAATGATTTTAAATGCGGACCAACAAAAGAACCTTATAGATATGCTTAATAATGGCGGTGGCGGTGGCGACATTGTCATTCAAGTGGATGGCAAGGAGATCGCAAGGGCCGTAAGAAATCAAGTAAAAGCAGGGTTTGTTTTATGAGTTTCAATCTTTATTCTGATAATTTAGTAGATCAGTCTGTCATTACCACAAGCTCTAACAACGCTTTGTTTCCAACCTCTAACATTAAGGACTATAGAAGATCTAAGGTTTATAGATCAACAAGCAACTCAGATAGTATCGTGTTTGACTTTGGTGAAACATCTGAAGTTTCTTCGTTTTTCATCGTGCCAGACAAGAGATCAGGGTTTGGAGTATCGACTATTACATTAGAGTTTAATGGGACGAATGAATGGTCTATACCAGCGGCAACAGAGGCTATTACTTTCTCCGATATCCAAGGTCTAGGTTTGAAAGAGTTTGACACTCATTCTTACAGGTTTTGTAGAATGGTTATGACTTCCACTTTAGGTTATTGCGAGATCGCAAATATCTTTCTAGGTAAAAAGCTAGACATTCAAAGAAGCATCTCTTTTTCTTGGACATATAAATATGATGAGTTGTCACAATCTAAAACAAATAGATATGGGCAAAAGTTCACAGATGTTATTCTAAGGCAAAAAGCTATTTCTGGAGCGTTGAGACTTCTTAATAAAGATCAGCTGGCGGAGTTCTATAAACTATACGATTATTGTGGTGAGTCTAAGCCGTTTTATATGTCTCTTGGTTGTGATGTAATGTCTGACGATTTTAGGCGATACTCTGGAATGTTTTTCTTAGGCGATGTACCAACCATTACAAACGGAAGCTTTAATAGGTTTAATTTAACCTTTACTGCGAGAGAGGCTACGTGAGCACCCTTCTTGTTCAAACTCTTTATACTGAGCTTCTTCAAGAGGTATCAATTGATACCAGTGAGCGCATTCATATTGGCTGTATTTCCCCGTATATTTACTTTCATAATTGCGCAGGGGTTTTTACTTTTGAGTTGATTAAAGACTCTGAGTCATTAATGTCCGCAGACTTTACGTTAAGTGAGGTCAAGACAGCGATAGGTACAACATCAAATTACATTCATTCCTTTATTCCGATCATGCCACTCACCCCATTAAAAATTGAGAAGGGTAGTTACAGTCTTAGACTTAGTGCGTCTGGATACTCACCTAATGCATCCTCTTTTATTGGATGGATACAACAATTTGAAGATGTTCAAAACGTGATGAGTTATTTACCATTAGATGATAGTCAAAACTCTCTTGCGTTTAGAGTGAAAGAATTTAAAGAAGGTATCCTTTGACAAGAATAGTAAGTTTTAACGATTCATTTACTTCATCCTCGGCCCCTTCAGTGGCCGGTGGTACGCAAGAAAACTATGTTTTATTAAATAATCGGACAGGCGTGAACATTACTGACTTTATCTTTGACCCACTTCTTTATAAGTCAGCTTTTATTGATGCTGAAATAATCAGAATAGGGTCATCTGTTTTCACTCAAACCATTAGTATTCAGTTATATTACGATGGCTCAGGCTGGAACTTAACTACAGGTAACAGTTCTGGGGATGATATTCTAAACCCGACTATCACGAGTGGTGAGATGATTTCATTATTTATTGATTCTTCTGGCCAAGTATCTTACTCGACAGGCGACATTTTTGGACACGTATCTACAACTTTAAAACTATCTATCGTGAGAATTTCCATATGAAGAATTTACTACTATTACTTTTATTATTTATCATCTCACTTAATGCAAACTCTCAGCAAAATATTAACTCTATGACTTCGAAAGATATTAAGGTTAATGGTAATCTAGAAGTAAATTCTACCACAATCGCATCAAAGCCTTGTCCTGTTATGAGTGAAGTACAGAGAGATACCATTGCTTCTCCATTGGCCGGAAGATGTGTTTATAATTCAAACACAAATCAGCTCAATATCTACAATGGAACAATTTGGAAAAGTGCTGGCGGTGGTATCTCAAACTGGGAAACATCTTTTAATTACGCTATTAATGACGTTATTGTCGAATCTAATAAAATCTACCAATGTAATACTGCTCACACTTCTACGGTTTTTGCTTCAGATATTGCTAACTGGACTATATTATCAAACGATTTGCCAATTGATTTATCATCCGACGTAACAGGTGTTCTTCCTATGATGAATGGCGGAACAGATAAAAACTTAACTCCTGTTTTAGGTGGTGTTATTTATACTGACGCTGGTTCGATGGAAATTCTTGGAGCAGGAACTACGGGACAGACTTTAAATTCTAATGGAGCATCAGCTCCAACATGGGAAGATAAAAGCATCTCAGCAAAAGCAGAAGATTTAACTTCTGTAACTTTGAAAGAGCTTCAATTTAAGTCTAATCAACTAACCCCTACGGCTCCCGGTAAATACTTAAATGAAAGTGATAATACAAATATCGCTTACAACTCAGGCTTTGAAGCACTTACCGACAATGACGGATATACAATATCTGGCACAGGGGCATTTGCAAATGAAACAACAGCATCGCTTCTTTTAGGTATTGGCAAAAAGACAGGGAAAATGCAATGTAGCTCATCTACTGCTTGCTCAGTTTCACAGACTCAAAATACTCTCGCCAATATGGAAAGTTTCCCTGCTTTAGTTTCAGTGAAAGCTCAAGCAAGTGGGATTGATACAGAATTTTGTGCACTTGTTGATGACGTTGAGATAGCCTGCTTGCCTATTGGTTCTAAAAATACTTATGCCATTCCAGTCATTGTCGGGACAACTTCAATCGGTGGGATGGTTAGGCAAAAATCGACGGCTTCGCCACTCGTTGTTAGGTACGATGATTTTAAGTTAGATATTAAAGACAATATTACAAGTCATCCAAATATTGGGCCTAGAGTAAAATACACTCCGACATTCACGGGATTCGGGACAGTAACGGTTCATGATTGTTATGGCCAGCAAGTTGGCACAAATGAGGTTATTGATTGTACTTTCGAGAGCGGTACAACTACGGCAGTTGAGGCAAGAGTGAGTCTAAGGAGTGGCCTGACGACTAGCTCACAGCTTCCCACTATTTCGCTTGCAGGAACACTTGGTAGAAATGTGGTAAACTCCTCTTATAGCTACTCTGTATTAGTTGAGCCAAGTGCGAGCTATGTGACATTTGGGGCAGGTGAATCCGCTCGTTCTCTATTGTCTAAGGTTACGGCCTCTGCGGTTTTTGTTTCAACAAATTTACTATCTTTTAAAGCCGTAATACCTGTTAACGAATACTCTGCAACCACTCCTTATATTAGTGATAAGTGTAAAGATCAGATCGACTGTGTTCAAGAGCTTTCGTTTTCAAGGGATACCTCAAACGTAATTAGTTCAGCGGTTCCATTTGGGACATCGTGGGCCCCTACTTGTACGGGAACAACTACGGTTGTTTGCGATATTACATCAGGCGAGTTTACTGTTACACCTGTTTGCTTTGCTGTTACCGGAGGTTCTTACTCATTTTCGTTTGCGGCTAGCTCCACTTCAACAACTAGCGTGACATTTCCTGTTGTTAACTCTTCGGACGTACCTAACAATTTACCGCTAAGAGTGAAGTGTGATCGCCAAGGCGCAGACTCAGTAAGGACTCAGGTTAACTTCATCGTTGCTCAACTTAAGGACTACAACAAAACTGAAGGGACTACGAGTGGGAGAGTTGATGATTTTTCATTTGTAATCCATGGAGGAAACTTAAACACCAATTGTACTTCTTCTCCCTGCTCTTACACCCAAATCGGGGATTATGTAACAGGCATCACAAGGAATGGGACCGGTTCTTATCCGACAACCTTTAAAAAAACTTACACAACTTTGATATGCACTCTCGGTCCTCATGCTAACACAACCCTTATCGGACCAAACGGGCTGCCAGCTTGTACTAATTGCGGCTCTCTAGTCATAAGCGTGACAGCGCCGAACGGAGCATTAGATACTCGACTTTCTGTTTCATGTAGAGGTACCTACTAACTCAATCATCTCGGAGGGTGAATGAAATTTATATTCGACATTATCTTAGAAAAAGCTCCATGGTTTATACGATGGACTTTTTATTTAATGATCGTAATGGTTACAGCCTTAGGTGGTGCGTTCTCTATGGGGTGGCAGGCGGCTCCTTATGCCGATGCTTACGTGGATAATAGGATAGAGGTTTGGTCTACGCCTAGGATTAACCTAAGAAACCAACAGCTAAAAAGTATTGATGAAAAGCTGCATACGTTGTCAGAAGACACTAGAGATATTAAGAATCACCTAATGGGATTAAATAAAAAGACAGGTCTATGACTTTCGATGAATTTATCAATAATCCCAGAAGCGAAAAGATTACGCTGGTTAAGGCCAAGTCGTCTCAGTTTGCTAAAATATTTCAAGTTACGGAAGATGGGTTTACCTATTACCGTGATGTTGATTTTTTTATTAATTCAGTAAAAGACGAATTGTTTCCATATGTAAAAAAAGAATCCCTTCCTTTGCTTCCGAGAGAGTATTTTTTCGATGCTCAAGCAAAGAGGCTTTATTTAAAAACTGCTGCATTAAATGATCCGAGAAATTGGCAAATAGTTTTGACGTATCAGCACTTTTTTTCAACTGCACCAGTTATTCTCCCATATGATTTAAACAATGGGGAGATGGTCGAGTTTGAGCCTTTAGTGGACTCAATTGGTAGCCTTGGGCAGCAGCTTGATGATGAGAATACAGGCGTTGTTCTTGAGTCTAGTTCGTCGGTTAAGTTAATTAATTCAGACTCATATTTTGACGACATATATGATGTTTTAACTTGGGAAAATAAAGAGATTGAATTTTATTTATGGGGTCCACAGATTCCCATAAATCAGGCAAAAAAAATATTCTCAGGAGTAATTGAATCAAGGTCTTACGGTGATGATTTTGTCAATTTTAAGGTTAAGGATTTTGTATTTAAATTACAGGGTGTTTTGAACCAGCCAGTATTTACAACTGATGACGGTCGAGTTCAAGACAGTATAATGGACTCGGCAAAAAGAAGAATCTATGGAAGAGTAAAGCAAATGAAATGCCCGTCTGTTTCGGCCATACTTGAAGGGTATGAAAACTATGGGACTATTTCTGGGGTGCTTGGGGATAAGTTCCTAACTGGTACAGGTTTTTTAAGCAGATTTTCATCTGGGGATACGATTACTATTGTAGATAACGGGGAAGAGATCGAATTTGGTGTTGACTCTGTTAATTCAGATACTCGGCTAGGACTCAGCGAAGAACTTGAATTGTCTTTTTCTTCGGTTTCCTTTAAATGGACTCCTGTTAATCCTTATAGACAGGCAAATAGAACTTGGAATATATCTGGACACAAACTTTTCGAAGTTAACGCAGAAATATTAACCGTATTGGATGCTAATAGGTTTAAAGTAGATAGTGTTGACGGCTTAATGGTGGGTGATTCCATATCTATTAATTCTTCTCAAGGGGTAATAAGAAGAATATCAGGGAACGAGGTTATCACTGATAGCGCGATCACTCCGTTACCTGTTGATAGTGATGTTCTACTAAAGAGTCCTATTTATGCCGCAAGAGATGGGGTAAGAAAATTTATACTAAACAGGGACTATACGTTAGATAATACAACATCTAGATGTAATCTCGTCTTTAATAGTTTAGCAGAGTTCAATATTGCTAAACCTAAAACCATATCTTACACATTCACTTTTACCTCGTCTTCAAGGTCTGTCACAACATCAGCAACAACCGATTTAAGGCAAGTGGTATTTGTTAATGACTGGATAAAACAAGACACGGCAGGCGTAAGCAATTGGTACGAAGTGCTAGAGGTTAAAGAGCAAGAGATTATATTAAGGACACCTTCGCTAGAGTCTGGATCGGTATCAATAATTTATAAAAACATTGAAATGATCAAAGATGATTCTTTAATTACTGTTGACTGTATTGGACTTGGGTATGATTTTGGAGATGGTGAGACATGGGTAAAAACTCCCTCAGATGTGGCCAGACATTTATTGCAAAATGATGCTGAGTTCTCATCTTTAAATATAGATTCCTTCTCTAAGGCAAATCAAGAATGTGAACACACTGTTAGTTTAATTACTCCGAATACCGGAAGCGGAAGCGAAAAAATAAAAGATGTTCTAACAAAGATTAATAACTCTTGCTTTGGATCAATTTACCAAGGCCCTGATTTAAACATTGCGTTTTCTATATTGAACTCAAAAAAACCTGACCTAGGAAGCTTTTTAAAGGATGATGATATTTTGGATTGGTCATCAGATACGTCTAACAATATTTCAAACGAAACAGAGGTAAAGTATAGGCCGTTTGTTGATCTAGTATCCGGGGAAGATACTTTTGAGGTTCAGAGGTTTAACTCTGGATTCGTTGATAGTATTATCGGAATCTCAAAAAAAGAATCAAGAGAAATATATCTTTATGAAGATGATTCGGCACTAACAATGGCGCAGAGAATTTCTTTTTTTAACTCATTGTCCCTAGGTAGAGTAACAGTAAAAACAAAGTTAAACCTACACAACAAATCAGTTAACGACAAGCTTTACATATCCCTAGATAGGCTTTTTAAAAGATATGGTGGCAGATCTAGAAGAAAAATCGGAGTCATTTCATCAATTAAAAAAGATGGATTTGGCAGTGAGGTGACTTTTAATGACCTAGGAAATGTTTTCAATAGAGTTCCCTCAATTTGCCCAGACTCTGAGCCAGATTATACGCTTTCTAGCGACGATAGCCGATCAAAATATGGGTACATTGTTGACGATTTAACGCTAACGCCTGATTCTAATAGTGAACTAGAGCTAGGCAACAACCTAATAGGATAAAACATGGCCTTTACTCCAATAAATTCAGGTGAGATTGACGTAGGTGACGCTCTTAAGAAAGAGCTTTTCACGAAAATTAAAAATGATTTCGACGATCATGAAGAGAGAATAAATAATTTTGAAGCGGGAGCAGTGAAGATCCCTATTTTTACTTCAAGATTATATATAGAACAGCAGGCATCAAGTTATAAAGTTGTCTCCCATCCTTTTATTGCAAACCAAGCCATGAGTGTAACCTCTTGCTATCTTCAAATTGAGAAGGGTAAGTTAACTGATGCACTTGCATTGCTGGGAGATATCGAGATCGATATAAGAAAGACTACTACGGGTAAAATCATAGACGCTGACCTTGTGAGTATTTTTACAACTAAGCCAAAATTAACTTATGGAACCGATGCGGATTATAAAAAGTCAACCAACCAAGTATTTGACACTAATATTAATTTAAACGTGGGTGATATGCTGGTTCTAGATATTACTCTTGTTCCAGATTATTCGTTTTCTACAAGTAGATGGGCGTATCCATTTCAGCTACCATACTACATCACTGTTAATTGCTATGGAGAGATTTAATGAACTTAGACTCAATGAGCGGAGAAATATACGCCACGGAATATTCAGGCGGAGACATTAGCACAATCATTAACGGGATTACAGGTCCAGTAAAAGGTTTCTCTTTTGAAATTATTGGAGGCGGTGGCGGTGGCTCTGGTGGTAACACTAACGCATCATCTGGAGGCACAACAACAGTTTCTTTCACGACAATTAGAGGCGGAACATTTTCTCTTCAAGCTATTGGTGGCGGTGGTGGATATGCCGGAACAAGCATACGGTACGGGGGGAATGGGGGGAACGCTGGGCTTAATGCCACTGGTTCTTTTGGTGGAATAAACACCTATACTTTCAATGGTGGAGGAGGGCAGGGTGGGTCTACTGTAACCTTCGCATCAGGACTTTACGGTGGCTTCACTCAAGGAGGCGCATCTTATTATGGAGCAGGCAGGGTTCAGGTTATATCGGGAAATTCTTACGGTGCCTATGGTGCTGGTGGTGGAGGAGGGTTGTCAGATGATGGCACTAACGCTTTATATGGATCAGGAGGTGGGTCCGCTACATTCACCAAGACGGGCGTGATGCCTATTGATTTTATTGCGAGTAATATTACTGTGTCCTTAGCCTCTGGTGGTGCTGGATCAGCAGGATTAGGTGGAACTTTTTCGATTGCTGGTCTTACTGGTGGTGCAGGACGATGCATTTTGAGACTTTACAGATGATTAAGTTCAAAACAAACCAAGAAAAAAAAGAGTACCCGTTAGTCAAAGAAAGATTGCGCATCATCGCTGAAGATATGGCCATGTTTTGCAACGATAATGGTTATGAGTTTTTGATTACCGATGTATTATCTGAGGAATCAGAGGACAATAAACTTAAAAGGGTCAGTAAGTCACACAGAGAGGGGCGAGCCATAGATATTAGAGTCCATTCGTGGCCACTAGATTTCAGAAAAAAATTCGAGCAATACTTTGAGGATAAATATATTGACTGGGCAGCATTGTCATCTAACACATTAAAGCCTAACCTAATTGTAATTCATAATAATTCGAACGGCATTCACTGTCATGTTCAGACTAAACCACACGAGGAGTAGCTTATGGAAAAAGTAGAAATTAAAGAAACTTACGGAACTGAGGGGTTGGAAAAAGTAATCGACCTTGGATTTAAAAATGTTGTCTTGGGTATCGAGATTGCCAAAGATGGCCTCAATGAAGCCGATCTCTTAAAGGCACCACAGGTTTTTGAAAACATCAAAGAATTAGTTGAGTTCATTTCTTCTAAGCCAAAATTAAAAGAAGAAATTAAAGATTTAGATGTCATGGAAGGGTTAAAGCTTGTCCAGAAATCCTATGAAAATTATAAAGCATTAAAGGCTTAATATGTTCACAAACGCCATGGCCGTAGTTCATTTGTTAAACACGGTCGTGGACGTTTACTTATGGTTCCAAGACAAGATTGCGGATAATGAACTCCATAAAAGAATAGCGGAACGTAAAAAGCTTCGTGCGAAATATATCGTAGAAGAAAACCAAAGGATTCGCCTTGAAATTCTTCGTGACCTTGGTCGCAATGATCCTAAGCCTTAATGCTTGCGCCATGGGTGCGCCAAAGCCACCTATCCAGAGAAAGTGTAGGCCACCATTATGGGAGATAGAGAATCCATCATGTATCTTTATGCTCAATGAAGATAATGAAATTAACTATCTGTGCCCAGAAGACGTTCTATACCCTAAAGATTTAGCAGGCATCACCCTTGAAGACTACAACTGCGAACGTAATTATCAGGATGAATTAATTCGTGAATGCAAGAAATGGCGTAAATAAAAAAAAGAAAGAGTCACTTGAAGATGTTAAGCAAAACCTTGAACAGGCAAAGCTTAATGGCAACAAGAATCAAATTAAATTTTGGACCGATGTTTTAAACAAGCTCAAAAACAAACCTCGTTAATTTGAGCATGGTTTATTAAGGAAAGCGTAATAATTACCTTGTCTTTATCTGATGGGATTGATTCGGCCATTATCTTTCGATTAAAAGAATCATTCAGTCCCATTGCTTTAAATACTGAGTCCTCAATTGATTTAATAATATTAGAAGTGTCCACTGTCTTCTGATTCATTTCTCCCCTCTTTGTCCAATACTGAGAGTCATAAAAAAAGATCTCCATACTAATTCTTTTTCTCGACGCTTTGAACTTGTCGGAGAACCCTGATAGTTCATCACGGAACGGCAATAATAGAAGCTCTAATTCACGCTTTTTGTGACGATGAGCTGCGGTTTTAATCATCCTCCCATTCACTACGGCCATGGATGAGTTAACTGATTTTGGTCGAATATCGAGTAGTAAAGTTAGCATTTAAATATATTATACAAGTCGAGGTGAACATGGAAGAATTTTATCAGGGTTTCCTCCATGTCTCCCGTTGGTGGGTAGTGCCTCTTGCGATGGGTTGCAAGGGGCACTACTTTAAATATTTAAGAATTGATTCATTTAACGCTAGAGTTATTTCACTGTAGTAAATTCTGATTTTTAGATTGCTTGCAAAGCTCCTTGTGGCCAAAGAAGAAAACCTTTCCTTGTCATTTTCTAGTTGCTTCTTAACCTCTGCGTATCGTTCATAAATAAACCATTCAACCTTTTTATTAAATGTTATTGGCTCGGGATCTTCCCTGTATAGATACTTTTTCTTGAAATCTTGGGCGTTCAATCGTGCCTCCACTTTTTAGGTAACTCACAAATATACCAGCCGTTTTTAATTAGCCAATCTTTATATGATGGAAATTTTTCAGACATATAAATGATCCCTTTCATGCCATTGAGAGTGTGTCACTTGCAACACATTTTATAGACATTGCGTGAATCATTTGTCCATCCACTGCCACGAGTCTTGGTGTGCTCATTATATAATGGGTAAAAAGATCCATTATGGACACAACATACGCAATTCACTTTATATTGGATTCATAAATAATTTTAAGAGTGATAATAAGCAAAAATGCTAAAGATAAGCCAATGGTGTCAAAACTCTTTGATTTCATAGCACTTCATTCTTTTAACTTTCTTTCGATTGATAATCCAAGAAAAGAAAAACCCCAAGCAAAAACATTTAATAGCGAAGATTTCAGTTATCATTTTCTAATCCTAGCATTTTCCACGCCTTTTTTGCATTTTCTATTCTTCTTTTTCTGTCATCCTCTTTGTTTTTCTCGATAGTTAACCGACCTTTAAGGATAAAATTATCTATTCTTTTCTTTTCCTTTATCTCTCCAAGAACAACTTCATCCAATATAACGTCTATATAGTCTAAACAATAAGCCTCAAGGAGTTCTTTTTTGTCTAGTCGTAATGCCTTCATTAAAGGAAAGAAGTACTTTGGAGAAACAGAAGATTTTCCTCGCTCGCAATTAGAAATATATTGGCAAGAAGTAGAGTGGTAAATGTCAGGAAAAATAAGAGAAGCTAATTTATCCTGTGTAATACCAAGCTCAATTCTTCTTTTTTTAATTAACTCGCCTAGGGCTATTCCTTTATTAATCACTTGGACTCCTTTTGGTCGCCTTCACCAAAAGAATGTGATCTAAATTTAATATCCATTACTTCTCCATTGGTTTCACTTGTTTTGTATCTACTTGTTTTTATTGAAATTGTTAATCCAGAGAGAAGCCTCGTTTGATGTTCTAAATTCTGGAATCACTACTCCGTGTTTTGATTTTATTGCATACAAGACTTTTCTCTGAGCGTCAGACAATGGAGAGGTAGGCGTTTCTGCTTTTAAGGTTTGCTTACTAAGCGGTGCCTTGTGCTCATATCGATGGCCATCCCTCTCCTCTTCTTGATCTGTTGATTCAAGGGTGAAGTTTTTTAGAAAAGCGTACTTTACTGCCATTGATTCGGCTTTACCCACGGCTTTGTCTCCAGAATCTAAGGCATATGCAAAAGTATCCACCTCTTCACGATCTTTAGGATCTTCAGAGTTAATAAAGGATACCCTGCACTTTACTGTGGCCATATATTCTAGAGACCTAGTGGGTGCTCCACCGTTATAGCCAGCCTTTTCCTTAGTGTGAGAGGTTACAGAGGCCTCAATAACAGACACTTTAACCCATACACCCTCTGTAACAAGCTCATTATGTAGCAAAGCGGCCACATCATCGTGTGAAACGGCTGAATATGAGGATGATTGCGTAATTGACACTGTTGAACCCTTATGAACCGACTCGACTTTGGACATAATATTAATCATTTTCTGGGCAAGATTCATTCAACACTCCCTTTATCATGAGTTCACCGATGGCAAAATCTAGTTTTTTTAATTCTTTTTTTTTATTGTGAGGGCAAACGCAAGAATCGTTTCCATGACACTCAAAAAACTCTCTACATATAGAGCAGTAAATCATCTCAGTCATACTTCGACCTCTTGTTTTGCGGAGTCATTAATTAAGACAATTTTAAGATTCTTAAAACTAATATCAAGAACAGGGCAATACCTAAGGGAATTCCTTAAGCCTAAAACAATGCATATCCCTATCTCTTCTGATGTTGTCTCGCATATTTTTTGTACACTCATTGTAAATTCTTCAATAGCGTAAATTGAAAATAATTTGTTTGCAGGATCGATCGCATCAATAAATGATCTAAAAATTTCGTTATAAGAACTCATTTCAAACCCTTTTGCCTAATACGTAATCAGGTCTTCTTTGACCAGCCCTTAAGATCCCGGCAATTATCCTAAATCCATCATCAAGCAGCCCTTGAAGCATATTGATGCATGCGTCTTCTATCCAGTCAACCTTATTAAAGAAAGAAAGCTCAGGAGAATGGATATGGATATGAATAGGTGTCTCCCTCTGGCTCGCCTTGGCAAAATCGCTCTTTTTTAAATTATCAGACATGGCCAAGAGTGTTGACACAGAAGAAAACTCATCTTGGCTGTTACTGAAAAAGTAAAAATAAAAAACTTCTTTTTTATTTAAGATTTCAATTGGTACATTTTTAATAGGGCCAATATATTTCTTAGAATCCCATTCATTACCGGCATAGCCATTCTGTTCAAGCCATTCATTTTTTCCAGAAGAATACTTATAGCTAATTTCTACAATCATAAAATATCCTTAAATGTTTTGAGAAATGTATTGAGTTAGCGTGATACACGTCTTACATTTTTTGAAAAAAACTTCCCAATCTTTAACCCTCAAATCTCTTCCGTCTGTCAAAAGCACAATAAGTCTTTCATTAGAAGAGTTAAGAGAGTCAATAATTTGGTTTAACTTTTTAAAAGATACTGGTTTCATAAATCCTCCTCGTGTTGGTGTACTTGGATACTAACAGATTAATTAAATTTGTCGATAGAATTTATCTTGTTATGTAAAAAATTCAGGTTTTTTGTGTATCTACACGAGATTGCGAAATCTTGCCCTGTCTAAGTATTGCTTCTGCATTTCCAAAGCCTGACCGCTTCCAATCAAGCAAAACAAGCATTTCATAGGCCTTTCCAGTTAGACCGTTTAACTGAAGTTCTCTTGGGGTTATGCCAAGGACGTTCTTGCAATAACTCAAGGTCATCTTGTCGAGCGTTTCTTGATCCATGATTTTAAGCCATTCTTCTTTGATTTTAGCCGCTTCTGCTGCGTCCTTGTTAACTTCTATATCATCTCGTCTAAAAGTCGTTTTAAAGGGCTTTAAGAAGGCCAGAATCTCGCTTAATGAAGGGAACCTCTCGCACCTCTCGGGGATTGTTTTAATAACTTCCCCTACCTGTTTAGAGCTATACCCTTTTTCATGAATCAGCTTTGCCCAGAAATCAAACTTCCCTTCAACTGGCCCACGATCAAATAGCTGAGTTAGATACTTCAAGTGGTTTTGAATCTCAGCTTGCTCCACTAAAGGGGTTTTCTCTTTCATGTTACTAAGGGATTTAGAGTCACCCCAGTGGTTTAGGAATGTAGTTAGAGGCTTCATTTCGTTTGTCATGATTGAAGACTAGGGGTTTTTAATCTTTAAATCAACAGGGGTGTGAAAATAATTATAGTACTAAATTAGTAAAGTACGATATTAGTACAGTCACATATTGGTACCATATGCGTCATGCGTATTTTCATGTTTTAACCATGCCTCTAAATTTCTAGAGCGGCCCTGACGGATTTTCATTTCTCGTCTCTCTTTGCCAATTGGAAAGGTCGCACACGGTTGAGGGCGCTATCACGAAATGAACGATTAAACTTCGGCTCCGAGAAGCATACAAGCTTTAGGTGAATGGGAGGATTAGGCGGACAGGATGAATAAAATCAGTATTAATTTTACATGGTTTGTTTTCATCTTATCTCTCTTCTCATACCTTCTCACCAAGAAGCATTTATTTAAAAGGAAAAGTGATGAATATTTTCAATGAAGACTGTAAGAAAGGTATCAAGAAACTAAAGGATAGTTCTATTGACCTTGTTTTATGTGATCCTCCCTATGGGATGGATTACCAGTCAAATTATAGGAAAGAAAAGTATGAAAAGATTTGTCAGGATGATTCATTTTTTCTTGATGATGATTTTATGATGGAGGTAAGCCGCGTCATTAAAAACGATCGACACCTTTATTTTTTTTGCAGCTTTCACATGATAGACCTTTTTAAGCAATCTATTGAAAAGCATTTTACTTTCAAAAACATTCTAATATGGGAGAAAAATAACACGTCCATGGGTGATCTTTTTGGCGACTATGCTCCTAAGTATGAAATGATTATATATGCAACAAAGGGGAAAAGAGACCTTAGAAATGGCAGGGATTCAAATATTTTAAAATTCAATAAAACAAAAAACGAAAATCACCCTACAGAAAAGCCTGTTGATCTTCTTGAATATTTAATAGTGAAGTCAAGTGAGCCAAGCGAGGTTGTTATTGACTTTACAATGGGAAGTGGGTCTACGGGTGTTGCGGCAAAACAAAAAGGAAGGCAATTTATCGGATTTGAGTTAAGTGAAAAGTATTTTAAGACCGCACAAGAAAGACTTGATGATAAAAATTTTACGCAGACGTCACTTCTTGATTTTAACTATCCCACCCACTAGACATTAAGCATTTTTAAAATCATCCTATTACTATCAAGGATGATTAATGAATAAAAAGATCAAAGACCTTCACGAAATAGTAAGACTAATTAAAGAGCTTAATGCGGAATATGGTCGGCCACCTTTACGAATGGAACTTGAATCCGCAGGGGCGAGCAATTGGACTATTCAGACAATAGGGTTTGAAAAGCTAATGTCTGCAGCGAGCCTAGAGCCCATCTCTCGTAGAGACCTGTTTACCCATAAAAGAGAAAAAATAACTAACGAAATATTTAGAAAGGATGTTGAGAAAGTTGTGACCGAGTATGTTCCTCGGGTTCCTCTTGCTGGTATTGTGTTCCCAAAGATTCTCTGTATTGGCGACACACATTTTCCTTTTACAAATATGAAGGCAATGGAAAAGCTTTATGAGTTTGCACAAATTCATCAGCCAGACCATATCATACAGGTGGGAGACTTGCTCGATTGCTATGCAGCCTCAAAGTTCCCACGATCACACAATGTCTACACCCCTAAACAAGAAGAAGAGTTAGGGATAGGCATGGCCCGAGAGATGTGGTCAAGGCTTCATGAAATATGCCCCAGTGCCAAGAAATATCAACTACTCGGAAATCATGATATAAGAGCCCTTAAGAGAACACTAGAAAGCCTGCCAATAGTTGAGCACTGGATTGAAAAATATTTTCAAGAGTTATTTACATTTAAAAACGTCACCACTGGGTTTGACCATCGAAAAGAAGTTGAAATAGGCGGTATTCTTTTTACTCACGGATTCCTAGGGAGCGGAGCGCATAAAGATTTCTACCTTAAGCACGTTATCCATGGACATGACCACAAACTATACGTTCAAAATCGAAGAGTTCACGGCCAAAATATTTTTGAAATGTCTTGTGGCTTTCTTGGTGATATTGAGGCAAAGGCTCTTTCGTACACATCTTCAAAATTAGCAAACTATCAACTAGGGTTCGGCTGGGTTGATCAATGGGGACCAAGGACAATAAATTTATGAAAATTCCAAAATCAGTAACAATTCTTGGGCGAAAATTTACAGTCAAAGTTGTTAGCAAAGAAGCTATTGAAAAAGAGATTGGAGTTGGAGTTATGGGAGGGATGAATTTCACAAGAAAATCTATTATTATCTCAAATAATATGAGCAAAGAGGATATGTATATCACGTACCTTCATGAGATTTGTCATGTTGGAATGTATATTGCTGGGTTGAATCAGGTTATCTCTAGTGAGATGCAAGAAATTCTATGTGAAACACTTGCTAATACTTTTTTTGATTCTGTTAAAAAATGAGCAATGTCGTTTTTATTCCTACTTACTACTGACCCGACAGAGATTGAGGAATTAAGACTAAAAAAGATGCAGGAATTTTTGCATTACTGCCTTATTGAGTTTCATCAAAGAAACAGGCACTTATCAAGACTCCATTATGATACCGAAAAGAAGGCGGTACATGACTGCACACGAAAGCTTATAACTATTGTAAAATATTAATAGTTATAAAATAAAATAAAAATTAAATTGATAATTTCTACCAATATGCTAAAACAAGGCATCTTTGTGGGAAGATAAAAACAATAAGTAATTAAGTCGCTGTTTACGACTTAAGATATGGCCCAAGTTTTTAGCCCCACAGCTAGATCCTTGGGCTTTTTTTATTTGAGGTTAAAATGAAAACGATTGTAATTGAATCACAAGAAGAGCTAGACACACTTGATCCATCATTTGAAGAGTTTACGGTTATTGAAATAAGGACAGATTCATTAATTAGAGTAAGAGTAAATTATGACAATGCCACACTTGTAGGTTATGACAATGCTAGACTTGTAGGACATGATAATACCAAGCTTGATGACATGGTAATGCCACACTTGTAGGACATGACAATGTCACACTTAAGGGCTATGGCCAATAAAACAGTAATCAGAAGATCGTTAACTCTTGTGCCTAAGTCGTTTTCAGATAAATTTAAAAGAATTATTGATATTGAGGCTGAAGCCAACCCTGTTGATTGCTCTGAGCCTCTGGCCACTGATTTTCAAAAGAAAGAAATATCTTTGATGCTAGACAGGATTTCTAGAACGGAAACTCAGTTTCTTAGTTTTTTAGAGGGTATCATTAAAAGAAAGGCTACTATTTTAGACATCACGGAAATAGAGGCAACAAAAGCCATTAGTGAACTTCTTAAAATTCAAGCATCGCTAGATAGAAAGTCTGTAAAGGTTGAAAATGTTTCTCAAGCAAAATACGTCGTTAAGGACACAGTAGAGCCTAGTGACGTAAAAGAGATGATGAAGGATCATAATTTTTTAAATAACGTAGACCGCCACTAGATTTATGTTTTGCCGTGGCTTAAGAGGGCGTAATAAAATGGAAAAGAAACGGCATTTTAAAAAATATTAAAAAATTCGGAATAATCCGAAACAAAACGCAAAGGGGAGTTTGTGAAAAAAGCTAAGAAAAAAGTTGTAAAAAAGAAATTCGTAAAAAAAATGCCACTACCTTATGTTATCGTTAGATCGCATTCGTCAGGGGTTCATTTTGGATTAATGGATTCAAGAATCGGTGATACTGTTACCTTGTTAAAAAGTCGTCGTCTTTGGCAGTGGTCAGGGGCCAGTCTTTCACAGGTTGGTGCATCTGGTCCATCAAATGCTTATACCAACAAATTTGGAGAAGAAATCTCGAAGACAGAAATTGTTTCACCTCAAGGATTTGAAATTATCTACTGCTCAGATGTTGCCATTGAAAAGATCTTATCTGTTACACCGTGGAAAAACTAAGAGGGTTTTATGACTGATACAGTTAACGATGGCTCTGGCTATGGCTCTGGCTCTGGCTCTGGCTCTGGCTATGGCTATGGCGATGGCTCTGGCTCTGGCTATGGCTATGGCNNTGGCTCTGGCTATGGCTCTGGCTATGGCTATGGCGATGGCTATGGCTCTGGCTCTGGCTCTGGCTATGGCTATGGCGATGGCTCTGGCTCTGGCTATGGCTATGG